TTGCAGGATCAGCTATTATGGGAACAGCATATTGCCCTGAGCCAAAACCAGTTCCTTCTAAGGAGTTTATAAGCCGTACCTATGTACGTGCCACAAGAGAGCAGAAGTGGCAAGCATCTGAACGTAGGAAGCAAGAACTGCAGAGTGCTGTGATAGAAGCAAGGGAGCAGCTTAGAAAGAAAGTAAGAAACCCAAGAGCAACCGTAGGTTACAACTATGGCACCATAGCCATTCACTCACATAACCTCATTGATAGTATCTTAAATAAAAAAGCATGAAATGTAACTTTGCGGTCAATGGTAAGATAGAACTAGCACTTACCCCAGAGAATGATTTGGAGAAGATGATGTTACAGGAACTTTTTAAAGGTGATGTAGAAAATCACTTTTATGACAAAATACAGATCTTTGACAAAGCATTGGTAGATACTGTAATAATCAGCAAAAAACAAAAGGAAGAAGTAAAATGAAGACAGAAGAACTCAATTTAGAAGTGATAGACATCGAGACATACCGGGCAATGTTTCTGTATTGTGGTTATAATCCTGTAACCAAAGAGAAGTTTCAGTTTGAAATATCTCACAGGAAAAACCAAATTGATGGATTAGTTAAACACTTGCTTGAATACAATAGGGACTTTTTAGTAACTTTTAATGGAGTTTACTTTGATACCCAAGTACTTCAGTTCATAGTAGATAACTGTTCATTGTGGATACACTGGCCGGTTGAACGTATCATCAGAGCTATATTTGAGTTTGCACAAAAGACGATTGATGATAGGAACTACGAATTACAACCTCACTACAAAGAACATTATCTTGACTTCAAACAGATTGATCTGTTTCTGTTGTTTCACTACAACAATGATGCCAAGAGATGTTCTTTGAAGTGGGCTGGAGAGTTTTCTTTAGATGGTAACATCGAAGAATTGCCTATTGACTTTCGTAAAGAAGAGTTAACTTCTGAAGAGATTGATGAAATAATTGAGTATTGTTGGAACGATATAACTGCTACAACAAATCTTTACAACATTGCAGTAGGTGATACTAATCATCCTGATTATGCAGGTAAGAACAAAGTACAGTTACGACTTGATCTGATTGAGGAGTATAAGTTTCCATCTCTTGCAATTAACTGGAATGATGTTAAGATTGGTGCCGAGCTAAATAAGAAAGTGTACATGGATCTGGCAAAGATCAATGAAGCTCAGTTGTATAGTAAAGTAAAAGAGAGAAAAACTAAAACAGGTTTCCGATTTAAGGATTGCTTTCCTGACTACACTCATTTTGATACAGCTGAGTTTACTGACTTTTTTACAAACTTGGGTAAGACAAAGGTTAATCTCAATGAAAAACAGGAGTTCCCATTTATTCTTACTGACATTACAATAATGTTTGCAAAGGGTGGTGTACACTCTGCAGATAACCCTAGAATTATTGATATACCTAAAGGTTATTTACTAATAGATGCTGACGTAGGCTCACAGTATCCTAACAACATACGTAAAAGAAACATTTATCCTGCACACCTTGGACCAAAGTGGAATGAAGCATATGTGCTAAACATTCCAAAGAGGTTAGAGGCTAAAAGGTTGTATAAGGAAACCGGTGATAAGAAGTATGACAACTTTCAGGAGTGTTTTAAGCTGGTAATGAACGGTAACTTCGGTAGATTAGGTGATAGGTTTGATTGGCAGTATGACCCATTTGCAAGTATGCAAGTAACTATTGGTGGTCAAGTTGATCTATTTATGTTAGCTGAGGATCTGTTACAGATACCAACACTCAAGATAACTAGTATGAATACCGATGGTATTACTGTACTGATTCATCAAGATTATGTACAGAAGTATTATGATGTATGTAAAACATGGGAAGAAGAAGTTGGTAATGACATTCTTGGTAACTTGGAGTATGTAGAATATGAATTGTTTGTACAAACATCCGTTAATGATTATCTGGCAGTAAAGAAAGCTGACTGGGTATTCAAAGATGGTGAGTTTAAAGCAATAGTTATTAACAAACCTCTTGACAAAAGAGTAAAAAAGAAAGGTGATTTTCTTACAAGTTATGAGTTGCACAAGAACAAGAGTAAATGTATTGTTCCTATAGCATTAGAGAAGTACTTTACTCAGGGTATTCCGGTTGAAGATACTGTGATAAGTCATAGAAACATCTTCGATTTCTGTATTGCCAAGAAAGCATCAAGGGATTACTTCTATCGAAGTGTTGATAGAAAAACTGGTACAGTAACTGATCTCAACAAGCTAGTACGTTATTACTGCTCAAAAGGTATTGGTGAGAAGTTGTATAAGATGAAGAGTCCAAACAGTGACAAGACAGGTCCAGAGAAGAGCAATTGTGAATCAGATAGTGAGCTCCAGGTACTGTACAACAAACCTTTTAGTGCTGAAAACTGGGACGACTACGGCATTGATTATACGTATTACATACGTGCAACCAATAAGATAATTGACAAGATTTCTCCTATATATCAACGTGATAGAAAAGAGAAAGAAAGTGGTCAAATCTCTTTGTTTTAAGCAATCTTTTTTGTAAATTTATAAGCTCATTTTATGTCAGTTACACTACAGCAATTTAAGAACATCAAAGTCTTTTTAGAGGCTAATCCTGATGGTGGTTACGAGGAGTGGTATGAGCAATACAGGCCAGTGAGAGAGAAGAACAAAAAGAATATAGAATATCCTGAAGAGTTTGAACAGTGGTGGTGTACGTTTCCGGCAAGCATGAATTTTGTGTTTAAAGGAAAGACGTTTAAGGGTACGAGGGCTTTGAGAGATGACAAAGCGAAGACATTTGAGGCATACAATAAAATAAAGAAAGCAGTAGGTTTTGATGATAGTGATATGCTTTACTGCCTCAAAGTGGAAATAGAGTCAAGAAAGGTAACAAGTTATACTCACAAAGACCCAACGTACAATGATTTCCAATACATGAAAGCTACTGTTGCATATCTAAACAGTGGTAGGTTTGTATACTGGAAAGATGAAGAGTTAAAGGAACTTTCCGATGATACGGAATCAAACAGTGCATAATGAAGTTATCAGAGCAATTACATAAGGAGATTGAGAACGGTAGAAACGGTAAAGCCGGTATTATACCTGTACCTTATGACAGGGTAGGTGATTATATTGATATTGCTAAAAATACAGGTTATGTTATTGGGGGAGAAACAGGATCGGGCAAGAGCACTTTGGCACAAGATATGTTCATGATACGACCTATAGAGTGGTATCTGAATAACAAAGGTCCTGATATCAAGTTGAGTATCATTCTCTTTGGTATGGAGCGTAAGATGTACCAGTACAGTGCACGATGGTTGGCTAGAAAGATATTCACAGAACAGGGTATTCCTATACCACCTAAAAAACTACTGAGTCGGCAGAAGAACTTTAAGATGGATGACCAGGAGTATGCTTTGGTACAGATGAATTATTCTATACTAGATGAATGGGAAACAGATGACTTGCTGATAGCATTTGAGGGCAGTAAGAACCCTTCCGGTATCAGTGCTTACCTAGAGGCATTTGCAAGGAAACACGGTACCATTATCGACAAGGATAAGAGTAACAAAAGCATGGAGAATATCCTTGCTGATCGTACATATGTTCCTAATCATCCTAATCACATAGTACTGGTTATTGTTGACCACATTGGTATCTTAAAGCCAGAGAAGGATCTTGAGAAGTCTAAAGGACAGATTGATAAGTTCAGTACTGTAATGAGACAGGCAAGGGACATCTATGGTTTCTCACCAGTTGTAATCCAACAGTTGAATCGTAGCTTGGCCGATGTATCAAGATTGAAACTCGGTGATTTAGCACCAAAGCTCAGTGACTTTGCTGATTCATCTCAAACACAACACGATGCTGATGTTGTTCTTGCATTGTTCGAACCATACAGACATATTGTAGGTGACTTAGATGGACATAAAGAGAATGGTTATGTACTGAAAGGTTTCAGAGATGAGTATTTCAAAACCTATTACAGATCATTGCACATTCTCAAAAACTCCTTTGGCACAAATGGTGTACAGTTTCCTATGGCATTACAGCCAGAATATGGGATTTTCAAAACTTTGCCAAAGAAGAAAGACATAGATGAAAGCATTTACAAAAGTGTAACATCTGGACATTATTTTCTTGATTAATTAACTATAAAAAATGGAAATAAAAATAGAAGACTATCTCTCAGAAGAAGAGATAAAGCAAATAGTGACAGATGAAATAAGAAAGCATGTCAGGAACTGTGTAGGAGATGTATCAGTGTCTGGTGAAAGAGGAAGAGTGCTTATGGGAAAACTGGCAAAAGATCTAGTAAAAGAAGGTGTACAGGATCTGATACCCAACTTTAAAGAACTATTAAATGAGCATATACAAGAGACAATCAAACAAGTAAAATTATCTGATTTCTTCTCACACTCATTTGGATGGCAAAGTCAAGGTAACAAGATACTTAACGGTGTACTTTCAGATAACAAGGAACTACTAGATGCCAAAGTAAAAGAAATCTTTAAAGTATACGATAAATAAAAAACTATGGATTACAAAGATGAAAGAAAGTTTACAGAAGCATCTAATGTTCTTGACTGGGCAAAAGACAAAATAGTTGATATGGAAGCAGATTCAGATACTAAGTATAACCAAATACAACAGTTAGAAGATGATATAAAAGAGCTAAATGATACTATTGCAGAAAAAGATGAAACTATAAAAAGTCTGTATCTGGAAATAAGCAAATTACAAGTAGAGTTAGAAGGGTATTAAAAGCAGTAATTAATTAATCAATTATATGGAAAACCAAAAAAGTGGTGAAGAGCAGAAACAAGCATCTTCATTAAAGCGTTCGTTCTACGGCAAATTAGCTGTTGTAGGACCGACAGGTGCAGGTAAGTCCTACTTGTCAAAAACAGCAGACCGGAACACAACCGGTTACATTAACATGGAGAGGAAACCACTTCCTTTTAAAGATGGTGGACCTTTCAAATTTATGGGTATGCCAAAGACATGGGCATCGTTCAAAGACAACCTTGAGAAGTTTGGAGCTAATCCTGAGATCAAACAGATTATTATTGATAGTCAAACAATGGCTTTCAATACACTGAACAAGGAAATGGCAATGAACTTTCAAGGCTTTGATATTTACAAGAATTACAATCGTCAGGTGTATGAGTACATTGAGATTCTCAAAAACATTGAGAAGGATGTTATTGTGTTCTCTCATGACGAATGGCTCAAAGTAGAGGGTGAGGGTAAGAAGAGAATGATGTCAGTACATGGTAAAGAGTTCGAAGGCAAAATCGAGCAACACTTTACTATTGTATTGTACACAGGTACAAGAATGAAGGATGGTAAACCACAGTACTTCCTAAAGACTTTTGAAATGGATACATCTACTAAGGTACCAGAAGGTATGTTTCCGGATAAAAACGGCAACAATCATCTGGAAATACCAAATGACGGTAAGTATATCTTTGATCGTATGTCTGAGTATTATTCACTGTAGTAAAAATTAAGTAAACAAATAAAAATAAATTAAATTATGGAATTAGAAAAGAGTAGTGCCCAAGAACGTCCGTTATTTGTAGGAATTGCAATGATGGACCGAGTATTAGCAATCAATCCTTCTAAAGAAGAGCTTGCTGAAATTTTAGACTATAAGCTGAAAGATAATGCCAGTGAGCAAGTTTATGAAACCAAGAACGATAAGCAAGAAGAAGTTCTGACTTTGAGTTTCTGGATGGAAGCACAGACTGCCGACAAGCAGAAGTTTAATCACCGTTTCCGTATAGTAGATAAGAAAGTAGTTTCTGAAGCATCTGGTAAGAAACAGTTTGTGAACCAAAGTGGTATGTCTACTTGGGTAGATAGTGAGGAGAATCTCCCATCGTGGTTTACAGAGTTTAAAGACAAGAATGGTAATCTTATTACTGAAGACAAAGATGGTAACCCTCTTACTGGTAAGAAGAAAGTTCGTGAAGCAATACAAGGTGAAGCTGACTTCTACAACTTCCTCCAAGCTTGGTTGGGAAAAGCAAACTTCTTTTCAGAAAAGACCAATATCCTTTTTGATAAAGGAAAACTGTTTCGCAATCTGGATAACTATATTGAAAAAGAATACCGTAGTCAGTTAAAAGCTGATGGTAATTCTCGTGCTTCATCATTTGCAGCTCTTGCATTTGTAGGTATTGTAGAGAAAGATGGTGATACAAAAATGTATCAGAACCTGTACGGTGATTTTATCTCTAGTTACAAGTTTAAGAAGTTTGCATTTGCAATGTCTACCAAAAACTGGGATGCTGATAAAGCTGTGAGTAAATGGCACGAACAAGCTATTGGTAAATATGGTTGCAAAGGTGCATTTGAGCTTTGCTTCTTGAAGAAGTTTGACCCAAGTATCCATCAAGTTACTGGTGACAATACCTTTAAAGAAGATGGAGAAGAAAGTCCTAAAGTAGCACCAACTGAGATAGATTGGTAATTATTTGAAACAATGCAGGGGAACTAATAATTCCCCTGCTTTTTAAAAAGAAAACAATGAATCGTTACATATTAAGCACACATGGTGCAATACCTGCAGTAGTTGATACACAAGACAGTAATGAATTAGTATTTCACATCAATGACATTAAGCCAGATGTAATTGTCAACTGTTTGAATATTTTTAACAAAGTACAAGATATAAGACAAGTAAATGAGTACTTACTTGATGAAGATGATTGTGAAGAAGATCAAAGAGATTTTATTATTGAGCAACTAGGTCAATATGCAGAATTAGCTTATAGAACAGTAGAAACAACACCAACAATGGAAGAAGAGAATAAAATAATAGAAATAGCAATGCCAAACACAATGGTAATGCCTCAGATAATACAAGATATTATGCCAGGATTTGCAACAGAACCAGGTACACCGGTACCAGTAGTAGAGCCTACACCAGTAGTAGATAAGCAAAAAAGACAGTGGACAAGAAGAATTACTGATGGTAATCCTGCTATCAAAGCACAGAGTGCTGCTGACTTTATCAAAGTGATGCAGGAGAAGATTGAAATGGCAAAAATGCTTGATGGAATAGAACTACCAGAGATACCAACATCTATGACAAAAAGCAACCGTGATGTTATGATAGAGTTTCAGAAGGAACACTCTCAGCTCTTGGTAAAGTACATGCAGAAGATACAACAAGCATAATATGAAAGCAATTAAGCAAGCAATGGTAGAAATGCATAAAAAAGACTTTGATAAGATGACTCTGGAGATTTCCAGAGCATCTGAGTCTTTATGGGAAGGTGAAGAGTTACAAGAAGCATACGATGCTATTCAACTAGACAGTCTTTGGTTGATACTACTTAAATACATAAAAACAAAGAAAGATGAAGATCAGAAATTGACCATCCCATGGGATTTTGTAGAAAAGTATTATCCTGGTTATAGTAGCTGTGGTCAGATAGCAAAAGCAAATGACCTTGATGTAATTATGACAGAACCTGATTGTAATTGGGGAGAAGCTGCACAGTTAATGTGGAAGTATAAACTCAATGGGAGTTATGTGAAAGCAGCAATGGTACAAGATGAGTTACTGGTAAAGATTTACCAGAGTGCAATAGAAGGATACATTGAATCACTAAAAGAGAAAAAGAATGGATAAAACGGTATATGATATAATAGACATTGATGGATTGGCAACTTGTCTTGCAGAATTAGATTGGAAAGATACAACAAAAAATAAAACAGATGAAGATCTGTATGATTCAGTAGTACAGCCAGATGGTTCTATTGAAAAGATTATAAAAGGACATTGGGCTCATGAGTTTTTTGCAATGAAAGAAGTATATCTTCATCTTATTGCTCATTTTAGAAAAGACAACAAAGAGAACAAAGATGAAACTGGAAAAAAGGGAAGAAACAATATCTAAAGACTATCTGTTTAGTAAAATTAACGAGTATGATGTTTACAGATATTACATTGGTGAGTTTACTATAGGTCAATCAAGAAAAAGTCCTTTTCACAAAGACAACAATCCTTCTTTTTCTGTTTACATGCGAGATGGTAAGATACAACACCGAGATCATTCCGATGATACTTTTAGAGGTGATTGTATCAATCTTGTAGAGCAGCTATACAATCTTGATATCAAAGCTGCATTAATAAAGATTGCAAAAGACTTTGGTATAGAAGATGGTAAAGATGAATCTGCAAGAATTACCTCTCAGTATGTAAAACCCTTTATAGACCAAAAGAGACATTCCTTTATCCAAGTTACTGTAAGGAAGTTTAACCAGGCCGATGGTAACTACTGGAAACAGTTTGGTATTACTTCTGCTCAGTTAAAAGAAGATGATGTATATCCTTTAAAAGAAGCTTGGATCAATAAGCATAGATGCCCTGTTCTCAAAGATGAGCTTGCATATGTTTACCGGTATGATGAAGGATATAAACTCTATTTTCCAAATAGACCTAAAGATGAAAGATGGAAGAGTAATATTCCATTGACAATTGTGGAGAACAGAAAGGTGATACAAAGTGCAGATAGGATAATTATTACAAAGTCAAAGAAGGACAGACTGGTTCTCAGTAAGTACCTTGACAATGTAATAAATGTACAGAATGAAACTAGAGCATGTTTTACTGAAAGTTTTGTAGAAGAGTTGCGTGACAAAGAAGTGTGGATTAATTATGATAGTGATGATGCTGGTGTAAAGAATTGCATAAAAATAACTGAAGAGTTTAAGTACAATTACATTAATGTACCAAGGTCATATCTACCTATTAAAGATTTTGCAGATCTTTATCGGTTACATGGTGAAGAAGTATTACTTGAAACATTAAAATCAAAAGATTTAATATGAAAACATATTATGTTGGCTATGAGAGAGAAAAGGGAAAGTTTATAAACCTTTTATCTCTTGAGAATGCAGAACAATCAGGCATGTGGTATAAAGTAATTGAAGCTAGCTCTTATGTAAATGCAAAAGAGCAGGTTATTAATTTCTATTTAGAAGAAAACCAAGAACACGAATAGTGAAACATTTTAAGCAAAAACAGATAGTATGAAAAGATTCCTAGTAGAGATAGAGGTAAGTGATGAGATAATGCAGATATGTGCAGCTAATAATGCTGATATAGCAGAACCAGCACCAGTTACAATAGAAGAAGCTATAACAACGGAGTTTGGTTGGCTACAGGATAGTGGTATTTTTATTCACCGAATAGTAAAAGAAATAACAGATGTACACGAAGATAATATGGGTGTGTGAGCACTGTGGTTCACCAGATGTAGAGTTCAAACAGTGGGTAAAGTTGAATGGAGATTCTATACAGTGGAATCTTGATGATATAGAAGATAGCAAAGATGATACGTGGTGCTGTAAATGTGAAGATCATAATGGCATATGTGCAGAAGAAGATTATATAAAATGGAAAAACGAAGAAAATGGAACTAACGTATAAAGGAGAGAAGTATCCGTATAGAGAGATATTCTTAGATGATTCTAGAGGTATGATTTTTGTTAGCACAAAAGGTCTAGAAGATGAGATTATGATGGGCCTAGCTCAATGTAATGAAAGAGCAGAAGCTATAGACGACCAAATCTACTACTATCTCACAGAAGATGAGTGGGGTATGAGTGATGAAGATATTGTTAAACTAATAAAAGAGGCGTAATAAAAATATTACAAAAACTAACACGGTATGTATAGTGATTTAAAAGAAAGAATAATGCCATTTCTTCGTGAAACGGATGATATATACTCAGGTAGTAATCAGAAAATAATAACTATCCTGGATGAATATGAAGAGAAAATGAGAGGTGCCATATCTTGGAATGCAGATGATATGATACATCAAGCAGCACAAGAAGGGTGGCAGTTATCAGATGATGATGCACAAGCAGCTTTGGAAGAAATGATAAATGATCACGATGCCAACTATGGTATTACATGGGATACTGTACATTATCATATAAATAAATACAAAGGATGATCTACAATATGCAGTACAGAGACGGATCCAACTATAAAAAGTGGTTCCGGGCAGAAATCAAAAAAGAGATAAAGGAAGATGATGACATAAGAATGGAAGAATCAGGTTTAACTGAAGGTGAGTTCTTTGAGCACATGGGTTGGGAATATTGCCCAGATTATGATCACAATCGCATAGAGGTTGTAGGCGTAAGCAATGATCAGATAACAGAAGCTGACATTGTGTTTTCTGACAACAGTGAAGAAGAAGAAGAAGAAGATGATAACACTGAAGATAGTTATGCTGTAGATATACCACATGTGAGTAGAATAGATAGTGGTGAATGGACTAATCTAGCAACGTTCAAGACAAAAGAAGAAGCAATACAGTGGGCACAGGAACATCTAGGTGCTGACGAGAATGGAATGATATGTGTGATTAGTGAGTTTTAAAAACAACAACAATGAATATAGAAGAAGAAATACACAATTTGTTTGTAGAATATACAGAAAATAACGGAGATACTCATCTTCTTTGTCTGTTCTACAGTGATCTATTACAAATACTAAACAAGCAAAACAAAAACAATGGAAAGTAATATAGCAGTAAATGCAATAGCAGAAGTAAAATCAACAAGAGAGTTTCTTAGAAGTTTGGAAGTTCCTCAACAAACATCTTACTACAAACCAGTAAGCCATGGTCAACTTATGGACCTTACTTTAGAGAGTTTAGAAAGGTGTGACTTTAAATTGAGAAGTGAAGAGTATACATTTGCATCAGGTGGTGCCAAAGCAAATGGTAAGTATCATCTTGACTATGGTAATGATCCAGATATGTCAATAATGATAGCCTGGCAGAACAGCTACAACAAGCAACTGAGTTTGAAGTTTGCTATTGGTGGTTATGTATTTATTTGTGAGAACGGTATGGTACGTGGTGATTAAAGACCCAAGGTCACCTCATGTGGTAACGCATGATAAATAAATGTCTTAAATTGCTGGAACCTCCTTAGAGTCTACAATACTAAATATACCCAGTAATGGAGTATATGGTGATTATAACAAAATCAGTACAGTAAAAAGTTGTAGAATTGGAAAATCAGCAGCAAAATCTCTTGGAAGTTAGAGTATTATTTGGTACTTTTGTATCATGAATATTAGAACAAAAAAAGTAAATGACAATTTCTTTGAAAAAATAGATACAGAGGAAAAAGCCTATATATTAGGTTTTATGTACGCAGACGGTTGCATCATGAAAAGAGGCAATAGCTATGTAATAAAAATATCATTACACGAAAAAGATAAAACTTTTCTGAAAATGATATCAAAACACTTATCTGACTATGAAGTAAAAGAATATACAACACTTAGTAATATTTCAAAAAGCGGTGTAATAAAAAGTTGTGAAATAACATTTAGGAGTGAAAAAATGTATAATGATCTTATAAACAAAGGTTGTTTTCCCAAAAAATCACTAATTCTAAAATTTCCAACTGATGAGCAAGTGCCATTTGCTTTTATTCACCACTTTATTCGTGGTTATTTTGATGGAGATGGTTCAATATCTGTTTTCAAAGCATTTAACAAACTAAGAAATAAACACTATACTGTAGCAGAAGTAAACATATGTGGTACATTAGAATTTTTACAAGAAGTTTCCAAAATTTTAAACATGACCAAAAGTTGTGTATATAAAGAAAAAAGAAGAGTAGGAAATATCTATAAATTAAAATTTCATAATAGACCAAGGGTAGAAAATTTTTACACTATAGTTTACAAAGATTGTCATATACAATTAAATAGAAAACAGGAAATATTTAAAAATTACCTGCAAGAGAGATGTTCAACGACTATAATAGACAACCCTGAAATGGGTTAAGGAATAGTCTGATCTCATAAGAAATTATGAGTTAACATGAATGATGGGTACTTTCAAAAGCAAGCACATGGGCCAGATACAAACAATGACACCAAAGCTGCTTACAGAGTATATATCAGATGCCGGTGAGACATTTGAGAAGATGGTTATTGAGAAGAAGAGGATGCAAGAGATAGAAGTGACCAAAAAGACCACTGCCGAGCTCTTGGGACGTATGTATATTGAAGAAGGTATCATCACAAGCACTCAGCTCAATATTATCAAGAGTGAGCTAATAAAGCCTACATTTGACTATGGTCACCCGGACAGCCTGTGGGAGCTGTACAATCACACAACCTATGCACTTAAAAGTGCTACTCCTACAACATGGTTACAGCAGCAGATGAATAATCACCTGTTCTTTACAGAAGAATATGGTATAGCAGAATTGGTATAATATGTACTACAGATTTTATGACATGCAATGTAACCGGTATATGGCAACCGGTTACAATGCAGAGTCAAGAGGAGATGCAAAAGCTGCAATAGTCAGCTATATAATTGGGGGGAGTGATTGTAGTGAGAGCTCAATAAAAAGAATGTCGTTGAAAGACATTTGTATAAATTGGGAGTTCTATTTAGAGAAAAGTAAAAAACCATTTGAAGAACAAGAAAACTTTTAAAATTAAAACAATGGGAAAAATTAGTCAATCTGCAGCAAGTACTGCAGCATATAAAATAGCAGAGCCAATTAATGTAAAAGCTCAACAAGTAATGTCTCAGATAGAAGAGTTTGTAGTAGGTATATATCTTAAAGATGTACCTGCAGAAATTAAAAAGTTCTATGAGACACACCCTTCTTGGGTAAAAACAACTTCTGATTGTTATGTAACTGGTACAGGTTTAGCAGGTTCTTATCATGTAAGCTTTAAGCAAAATCAACCTGCAACAAAAGGTTATAGACCATATATAGCTTTGAGTGCAAAGGAAGCTGAAAAAGTAGTAAAGTTAAAAGATCAACATGATGATCTTGTAAAAAAGTATAAGGAAACAAAACAAGAAATAGAAGAAACAATTCTTGCTCTTGGTAGTCATAAGAAAGTAGCAGATAATATACCAGAAGTATTAAGGTTTTTACCTAATCTTCCTTCTAATACAGGTCTTATGATTCAGGTAGAACCAGTACGTGAGAAAGTAAAGTGCCTTATTGGTGTAAGTGAAGATAAAAAGTGTATGCAAAATATATAAAAATGCAAATAACGGATAAAATTAAAGAAAGATTTGGGTCGTGGTTACCAATGTTTGAACCATTTATCACAACACCGGAGTTTGACAAGATCTTTTCTTTTTTGCAACATCAGAAGAGTATAAGAAGAGTTATTGTTCCTACTTCAGATGATGTGTTTAAATCGTTTGAGTTGTGTCAGAGAGATAAAGTAAAGGCTGTGGTAGTGTTAATGGATCCTTACCCAAGTATCACAAAGGATAACATTGTTATAGCTAATGGTGTTCCTATGTCATGTGCTAATACAGGTACATTGCAACCTAGTTTGGAAATCTTCTATCAAGGTATTGAGGATTCATTCTTTGGATTCAATCCCGACTTTGATAAGAGAGCAGATAATAGCTATCTGCTTACTGAAGAAGGTGTACTGTTGCTTAATAGCTCACTAACGTGTGAAAGAGATAAACCAGGTTCACATGCAGAAGCATGGCATCCTTTTATGAAGTTTCTCTTTGAAGAAATACTGAATAAATACTTTAGTGGTTTACCAATAGTACTATGTGGTGCCCAAGCCCATAAGCTGGAGAAGTATGTATCACCGTTGCTGCACTATGTAAAGAAAATAGAGCATCCTGTAGCAGCAAGCTATCAGAATAGAGCATGGAAGTACGATGACTGTTTTAAATGGTGTAATGGCATTATCACAGCCAACAATGGTGAAGAACATGCAATTAACTGGTATAGGACAAAGAACAAAGAAACAGAAGAAACAGAATGCAAGAAACAGAAACCGATACCGGGAACAAAGGAACCACTGAAGAGTTCAAGATCTTTAGGTCTTCCGTGGGACGATTAAAACATCTATCTGAGAAAGAGATAGATAAGTTATGTAAAGAGGAGCCAGATATAACCATTAGGGGATATCTGGCTTTTTTACGTGAGATTAATGACATTGAAAAGTCAACAGAAAATGAGCAAACAAATGAGTGATGATGTGTTTTTTGAGAAATACACATGTGTACAGAATCCGTATACAACCAATGGTTCTTTTGACAACTGTATGTTTGAGACATATGGCAAAGAATATCAGCATCTTGTAATCATCTTAGAAAAAACACCAAAAAAAATATGGACAATAATAGATGATAATAGTGGATGGTATGGTATAATAGCTGGTTATCGTTGGGTAAACAGACAAGGGTATCTAATAACAGAGCAAGAGTGGGATAGTGAATATGAACAGTATACAATCTCCGATACTACAGAGCTAAGAGAACAATGGGACTCTCTACCAAAAGAAGCTATAATGGATATATGCGGTATAGAGTATATTGGAGATACTGCTGAAGAACTAGAGCTGTATAAAGAAGAGAACTTTTACGAGTGGGAAGAGATGAGTGAAGAACAAAGAGAAGATATTCTTAAAGAGTATAAAACAACAGAATGAGTTACGTACTAGATAAATATAAAAAAGAGTGGGGAATATTCTGCAATAAAAGTAGGTGTTGGGTACTATTTGGTAACAAAAAACAAATGGTAGAACGGATAAATCAATTGAACAATGATACAAATAGATGACAATATAGTAAAGATAGTATCAGTACTAAAGAGTAGTATAGATAGAGATGTACTGTGGAAAATAAAAAATAGCATACGAGGTTTAGATACATACACAGATACCAGTAGAGAAGAAGAGGACCTGTATAGTATAGATGTATGTGAACCAGGGTACGACATAGAAAGAGGTTCAATAGTACAGAACATACTAGATGAAATCAGACAGCTGTGTGATGAACATGATGCATCTTATTGGAGATTAATAGACTAAAAACAGAAACAATGAAAGATATAATAAAAATAGCAGCAGTAACAATAATAGTAACGGCTTCAGTATGTAGCATAATGTATCACGAAATAAAACAAAACAGTAAGATAGCTTGGGCTATAGAATATATAGATAGTCTAAACAATATGGATGGAAGAATAATAGAGCTACAACAGCTAACGGTGTATAAAGTAGATAGTTTAAACACTAAAGTAAACAATATACTAAAACAGAAATAATGAGCTATAGTACAGAAGAATACAAAGGTTATACTATCAAAGTAGAATATGATGAAGATGCTCAGAATCCTCGTGAGTGGTTTGAACCTGCAGGAGTCATGTGTTGCTGGCACTCAAGATACGACTTGGGTGATATGGTTAACAATGGTTTAAAGGGCAGAGAGCATAGAAGTTATCCAATAAGCAAGAATTATAATGAGCCAATAGATCTTCTCTATGAGCTGGCTGGTATAGATAGAGATGGGTACCAAGATAAGCAGTATGAAGAAGTAGGTAAGTACAATGATATGAGCAGAGCTGATCTGTTCAAAATAATAGAAGAGAAGGGTACAATTATCAAGAGCTTGTATCTGTATGACCATTCGGGTATTACGATCAGTACAAGTTCATTTAGCTGCAGGTGGGATTCAGGTCAGGTAGGTTGGATATATATCACCAAGGACAAAATAGAAGCAGAAGGTTGGACTCCGGAACAAGCAGATAAGTACTTGGAGGGTGAGGTGCAGGTGTATGACAATTACCTTACCGGTGAAGTATATGGTTTCAGAATAGAAGATGCAGATGGTGAAGATGTAGAAAGCTGTTGGGGGTATTATGGAGATGATGGTAAAGAAGATATGATCAAAGAGTGCAAAAGCACTATTGACCATCTGGTAAAAAAGCAAGAAGAGAGAAACTTATTGTTAGGCATTCAAATAGAATTAGCATTATGAGCACAGAAACAAATACAGTAACAAAAACAAAAAGAGTAAAGCATGTATTTAGTAACATGTCTGAAGTTGCACATATCTTTGCACATGAAATTGGTAGAGATGTAAGGTGTAGAAATGGTTTTATAGAAAATGGTGTTATTTATAGCTTTGGTAGGCATTTTCCTATAGCCAAACGATATATAGATGATAAGGGTAAAGCTACTATATTTTTTACATTAGATAGTTACAGTAGTACAACATCAAAGCATATAAGTGATGTATGGAGAGCAACACAACATCTTGAGAAGCTATACATGCCCAAAGTACCTAGCTACTTTACTCCAAATCATGATGTTAACATTGTTATATGGAGAAGAAATATTGAAAAGTGTTTGAGCAAAGCAGCTTCAGCAAGAGAAAACAAAGCATGGTATGTACAAGATGCAAGAAAAAATGTAGAGCAGTTAGAAAGTTATATAAAGTTCTTCAAGATTAAACTAGATAAAGAAACCAAAGCTGTTGTAACCAAAGCAATGTCTGATAAATGGGAACAAGAGGTAGAAGAGTATAAGAAGAAGAAAGCTGAAAGATTAGTAGATCCTAAACTCTCAGAAAAGCAAGAGAAAGCAAGAATAGCAAGAGAGAAAAGAGAGCTGAGAGATAATGCTGAACAAATAGAGAAATGGAGAAACTTTGAGGCATATAAACCTTATGTGCAAAAGAAGAGATACAGATATCGTAGCAACTCATCACAACCTGATCTTCTTAGATACAATGCAGAGAAAGAACGTATCGAAACATCTCAAAATGTACAGATACCAATTGAACTTGCATATCGTTTCTACAGATACATCAAAGTAGTACTAGAGAGAGGTAGTTGTATAGGAACAGAAACTTGTAACTATGAAATATCAGGTTATAGAGTACAAGAAATTACACCTCAGCATATCCGTGTAGGCTGCCACCGGATAACACAAACTGAGATTGAGTTAATGGCAATAAAAATGAACTGGATTTAATATGCAAATGACTGTAGAAATTGAAAAGAGCCTTGCACTGATGCAAGAAGTAGATGGTCTGGAGTGGTTTAGTACTGGTACTGGAGATGATGTAAGAATTTGGGAAGGTACTAAAGAAGATGCTGAAGCTAAATGGGATGACTATTGTCATGAGTGTGACAAT